TTTAAAGTCATGGCAATGCAAATGGCAGTAAGATACGACAAAGATGCATTCCCTTATGGATCTATAGAGGTTTTTGAGATTAAGTCAAGAGACAGACACATAAAGTTTTTTATATCTGCAATACACCCTTCTGGTCATAGAGCAAAGATCTATGCAATAGATGCAAGAACTGGAAGGCTAGAAAATGGAATTAAATTTTATCTTAATGGAAAGATAGTTCGGGAGCCAGTCTTGACTGTTAAAGAGTGGGCTTTCTTGGGGGTCTCCTTTCCAAAGGTTCTAGATTTTAAAAATAGAATCGGACTAATAAATCTAAATGGTCCATTAATGTTTAACGCAATCTCATACTATGAGTCTAGCAACCTTCAAGAAGCAACAGAAAAAGAAAAAAGAAGGTGGTTTGGAGTAAAGTATATTTTGCCAGAAAATATCGAGTGGGACTACTGGATAACTGGTGGGGGTCTTTGGGACGGGGTATTGACCTTATCAGAAACAAATTACTATGGCGTTGACCCTTCAACTATTTATAAGAGTTATACTGGAACTAATAAGATTATTATTGATAGTGATTCCTCTTTGATTATAGATAACGAAAGATCTGAGACAGAATACGAATACCGCATCTATTCTGGTATAACTTCGAAACTAATAACCACTTCTGCTATCTAATGTGGTATACTTTAGTATATGAATATGGAAAATCCACGTAAAAAGAAGAAGGCTTTGCCCAAAATGAAGGGGCAAGTGGGTGAGTCACGTGCAAGAATTATCGAAAAGCATTATGACTGGGGACTTTACGTATACAAAAAGGCTAATGGAAAGTGGTTTACAGATGGAACAGGCTCTGTCTTAAATATTGAGTCTATGAAGGGCGATATTATGCAGATATCAAAACTAAAAGAGGCTGCAAAATATTACGGGGATGAAGGAGATGGCGAATGCATCTTCGTTCCAGGATTAACAAGAATTTCAGAAGAAGAATATTCAGAACAAAAACAAAGACTTGCAGAAGGACTAATTCCTTCTATGAACGACCTTGGTGCAGTTCAGGCAGCAAAAGACACTATTGCAAAGTATGGAAGTGATGACTAATGAGCGAAGATAAAGAATTTTTTGTTAGAGCAAAAACAGATAGCCCACTTCCAGAAGATGACACATTTACAAAGCAGGATCCGTTTAATCAGTCTTGGGATGTAATTAAAGACTTACAGGGATTAGATTCTAACTTTAAAAGAAGAACCTCTCGCATAGTAAAGGGAGAAGCAACCCAGGGATATATCAATAGTTCAAGAGCCGAAAGTGTTGGCGTTGATGGAGCAAGATCAAAAGAAATTAATTCTGGAACCGTATACAGAAATGCTTATGGCCTGTTTGACGTAATCACACCACCATGGAACTTGTACGAACTTGCAAGTTTTTATGATACATCATTTGCTAATCACGCTGCAATTGATGCAAAAGTTGAAAATATTGTAGGCCTTGGCTATGAATTTAAAGTATCAAAAAGAACCATGTTAAAGTTAGAAGCATCTGAACCAAAGACTGCTGAAAATGCAAGAAAAAGAATTGAAAGAGCCAAGATTGAATTAACAGACTGGCTTGAGTCATTAAATGATGAGGACTCATTTACAACAACAATGGAAAAAGTATTTACCGACTTACAGTCAACAGGAAATGCATACCTTGAAGTTGGAAGAACAACTCGTGGAGAAATTGGATATGTTGGACACATACCATCTACAACAATGCGTGTACGCAGACTTCGTGATGGATTTGTTCAGGTGATTGGAAACAAAGTTGTTTACTTCCGCAACTTTGGTGCAAGCAACCCAAACCCACTTGGAACAGACCCAAGACCAAACGAGATTATTCACTTTAAAGAATACTCACCACTAAATACGTTCTATGGTGTTCCAGATATTATGTCTGCAATTGGATCTCTTCATGGTGACCAACTTGCATCACAGTATAATATCGACTACTTTCAGAATAAAGCAACCCCTAGATATGTTGTAACTCTCAAGGGTGCTAAACTATCTGCAGAAGCAGAAGATAAGATGTTTAGGTTTCTTCAAACGGGACTTAAGGGACAAAACCATAGAACGCTCTATATTCCTCTACCAGGAGACTCTGATACAAACAAGGTAGAGTTTAAAATGGATCCAGTTGAAAATGGAATTCAAGAAGCATCATTTAAAGAATATAGAAAGCAAAATCGTGATGACATTCTTGTTGCTCATCAGGTTCCCCTATCAAAAATTGGAGGGGCTGATTCGGCAGCCATTGCAGCAGCACTTTCTCAAGATCGTACATTCAAAGAGCAGGTAGCAAGACCAGCACAAAGAAACCTTGAAAAAATGATCAATAAAATTATAAAAGAAAAAACAGATATTCTGGAGTTTAAGTTTAACGAACTCACTCTTACAGATGAGATTGCTCAATCACAGATTATTGAGAGACTTGTTAAGACACAGGTTATGCTTCCAAATGAGGGAAGAGAACTTCTTGGTCTTCCTCAGATTGAGGGTGGTAATGAACCGTTTCAGCCTAAGCCAGAGCAAGTGGCAAATGATAATGCGGACAGAGCAAGGGACACCGAAAGAACTAACAACCAGTCTGATGGACCAGCCACAGTAAGTGGAAGAAATCCAAAAGGCGAAGGTCGTAAATTTGACGACGTGACCGATATGTCCGAATAGTGATACTTTAACAAAAAAGGGTATATAATAGAATAACCATGATTATATCAAAAGCGCATTGGAATTCAGATGGTGATAATCTTCGCCTATCTATGCCTTTAACCAAGGTAGACAAAGAACGCAGAGTAGTATCAGGTTTTGCGTCCCTTGATAATGTTGATAAGCAAGATGATATCGTAACTGCAGAAGCATCAATGGCAGCCTTTGCAAAATTCCGTGGAAATATTAGAGAAATGCATCAGCCAGTAGCAGTAGGCAAGATGGTAGATTTTAAAGAAGACAAGTATTTTGATCCAGAAACAAAAAAGTTCTATAAGGGTGTTTTTGTATCTGCGTATGTTTCAAAAGGTGCTCAAGATACTTGGGAAAAAGTTCTAGATGGAACATTAACAGGTTTTTCTATTGGCGGACGAATGAACAAGTGGGATGACGCTTACGATGAAAAATCAGATAAGACAATTAGAGTAATTAAGGAATATGATTTGGTTGAGTTGAGTCTTGTAGATTCCCCAGCGAATCAATTTGCAAACATAGTTTCAGTAGAGAAGGTTGATGGCGTAGATGTTATCAGAGGAGACGAAACAATTTTAGAAAATGTTTTTTATGACAAAGCAAATGGAATAGTTATAGCATCTGAAAATGAATCAGAACTTAGCCCAATTACTGGTGAGCAGATGGAAAACATAGGGTTCGTTGAAAAAACGGATAGTGAAAAAACAAACATGATGAAATTCTTAGTTGATAGTGCTAAAGGCATTAATACTTCTAAGATTAACAAGGAGGTAAGTCCTATGACAGAAAACACAGAAACAGTTGCAGAAGTTATTGAAACAGAAGCACCAGTAGAAGTAGAAAAGTCAGAGGTCGCTCCAGAGGTTGATGCAGTAGTTGAAACAACTACAGAAGATGTTGTCAAGGCTGATGAAGCCCCAGCATCTGAAGAGATTGCAAAGTCTGAAGAGACCCCTGCAGTTGACGTAGTTGAAGAAGTTATAGAAGTATCTAAATCAGACGAAGCAGTTGTTGACTCAGTTGCTGAAATCAAGAACACTCTAGAATCAGCCTTTAGCGATCTAGTTTCAACAGTAAAGTCTTTACAGGCAGAAGTAGAAATGCTTAAGTCTTCAAAGGTTGATGTTGAAACAGCAAAACAGTCATTTGAAGCAGTTGCAAAAGATATTGCAGCAGTATCAAGTGGTTTTAATGAATTTGGTAAGCGTGTGGAACTTGTAGAGCAAGACACTGCTTTCCGAAAGTCTGGCGATCTCGGCGAGATAGTACAGAATCAACCTGAAACGGTTGAAAAATCCCTATGGGGCGGTAGTTTCCTCAAAACAGCCGACTTATTCAATTAAAAAACAAATAAGTAAAAAATCACAGGAGGTGACAATATGTCGGAACAAAATATAGAAAAGAACCAGCCTGGAACATCAGGTAATCTTGGTGGAACAGCACCAGGACTGTATCAGGGACAAGGTGCATTCGCATCTGGATCTGAAGCAGGTTCAAACGTACCAGGTAATTACACCGATGGTGGCGTGTTAGGAAATATCCCAACAGCACTATCAGGCGTTACATCTGGACCAAATGCAGTTAACCCTTCAGGTGAGGCTGGATCAGGTATCCTACGCCCAGAGCAAGCACGTCGTTTTATCGACTACGTGTGGGATGCAACCATTCTCGCCCAAGATGGCCGTCGTGTTACTATGAGAGCCAATACAATGGAACTCGAAAAGGTAAACGTCGGAGAGCGTGTTATTCGTGCAGCAGCGCAAGCAGTTGGCGATTACACAAACGCAGGTGCAACATTCTCAAAGGTTGAATTGACTACAAAGAAGATTCGTCTTGACTGGGAAGTATCTGCAGAAGCACTAGAAGATAACATCGAAGGTGCAGCACTAGAAGATCACATTGTCCGCTTGATGACAAACGCTTTCGGTAACGATATCGAAGACCTTGCAATCAACGGTGATGGTGCAACAGGTAACTTCTTGTCAATCATGAATGGTTTCGTAAACCATGTAAAGAATGACGGAGATGCCCACGAAGCAGTTGTTACAGTTACAAATGATAACTGGACAACAGATGCAATGCAGAAGATCATTCTTGCAATGCCACGTAAGTACCGTGCTATCAAGTCTAACTTGAAGTTCTATGCTGGTACAGATGCATTCCAGGGAATCGTTAAGAATAACGGTACCCTAGCAGACGCAGTTGCTGAAGCATTTGCTTCACAGGCTGGCGGAACTCCAATGAATCGTCAGGCATATCTTGACGGTGGAGCACAGACATTCGGTGGAGCACGTACAACACGTGTTCTCGGAATTGACGTACAGGAAGTTCCATACTACCCTGCAGGATATGTCGACTTGACATTCCCACAGAACCGTGTATGGGGATTCCAGCGTGACATCACTGTAAACCGTGAATACAAGCCAAAGAAGGATACTGTAGAATATACAGTCTTCGTACGCTTCGGTATTCAGTGGGAAGAGCAGGATGCAATCGCATTCGCTGACGCTGCATCAGAAGACTAATTCTGTTCAGTAAAATTTAGGGGGAGTAGGAGTTAACGCTCCTGCTCCCCTTATTACTTATAATGATATAATACTAACAAGGAGGAATTATGGAAAACAATAATGAAAATCCAATTGTAGAAGATACAACCACAGAATCACCACTATCACAGTGGCCATTCACTAGTGCTTCAGAAGAGCCAGTTGTTGAAACTCCAGTTGTAGAAGAGGCTGCTCAGGCAGTTGTTGAAGCCCCTGTATCAGAGGTACTTGAAGAAGTTCAGGCACTTGGATCAGTAGCAGAAGGCGTAATTGGTGCAACAACAGCGCCAAAGGCACCTGCTAAGAAGAAGTCAGCAAAGGCTGCAGAGGCTAAAGAAACTGTAGCCCTTTACTCAACAAAGAATGTTACATGGTCAGAGGTCGGTAAGGTTTACCGTGGCTATAACATTGTTGAGAAGAGCGCTGCTGAAAAGTGGCTTACTCGTTCACACATTCGTACAGCAACCCCAGAAGAAGTTGCAAAGGAATTTGGTAAGTAAGCAATGGAAGTAATGAGAGTTCCACCTTATCCTTTAACGACTACATGGACACTACCCATACCAAACTATGAGTATGTCGTCTACGTTGAGGATCTGGTGGACCACTCAGTAGAAGAAACAAACCTGTTTTCTGACGCAAATGGAAAACTTGTATATGAACTACCACTTGAAAAGGTTCAATACGACAGAAACTTTTTTATTAAGTTTTACGACACAGAGCGTGAGCATACACTTTATGAAAGTAACCTAGATATAATTAGACCATATGTAAATCCAACAGAACTAGGTACAACTGCTTCAGAAATTGAAGAATACAAGATGCTAGAACTTGTTGCAAGATCAATTATTGATTCACAGGTTAGCGATGGTTTTTATAACCACAAACAAATTATTCAGGCAACTGGGCATGGTACAGATTACTTTAGCCTATGGGTAAGCGCAAACAAGGTTTTAAAGGTATACGAAAATAATATTTTAGTTTTTGATGTTGATACACCAGAAGAAAATATTTATAACTATATAGTAACCCTAGACAATACATCTATACAAAGAGTTGAGACTAACGAGATTAATCGTTATGAACAATCTGCTCCAAACCTTCCAGTAGGAAGAGGAGACCTTGGATACTATGGTTATCAATCAATAGCCTTTCCGCATGGATACGATTACACGCTTATCATAGATACAGGCTATAAGGCAGTCCCAGCAGATGTAGAGTATGCAACAAAACTTTTAATAGAAGACTTAAA